GCGTCGTCACTGCGCCATCGGCCAGCATAGCCGCTGTTACGGAACCGTCGGATAGGACGCCCACCTTCCATGATGCGAGGTTAGTCGCCGTGGCCTGCCCTATGAGGGTGCCAATTCCCGATGCCGACGCATTGGCCGCAGCATTCACGACATAATCCTGATATGTGTATCGCGTCGCGCCATCTTCATACACGCGCTGTTCGTCCTGTATGGTGTTGGCATAAAGATACTGGCCTATTTTAGCGACATCGGCGGCCAGGTAGTAAGCCTGCCCTTGGTAGCAGATGATACCTTCGCCGATGTTCGTCCCGGTGTCGTTGTTCGCCGTGGCGAATCCTGCAACGATGGAGATGGGCGTTTTGGTGGATCGGAGGAGCGAGTTGATGGCGCTCCAGAGGTTCTGCAAATCCTGCATCTGCACGGGGTTGCCAGTGCCCGATATGACGTTGATATTTTTTATTCCTGCCATGTTATTGAGTTTTTATAGTATACTTGATATAAAAGGGAAATAGCGTGTTGACGTCTGCGATAAACTGGTTGTATGCTTCCGAGTTGTTGTACAGGGCAGCCGGGATCACAATGAGGGGCTGCTCCGTGACGGTGCCGCCGCGGCCCAACCATACCTTCGGCGTGTCGGTGTCGTACAGGTATATGGGCGGCGTAGGCGAATCGTACCACATAGATTGCCATATGCTCGCGCCGCTCGGGGTGATGGATATTTGGCCCCACTCGCCGTACCAGTACCGGAGTACGCCTTCGATCTGCCCGTACGTGGGTGTGCACGCCGCCATCATGTACCACTTGGATCGAACCATGTAGTAGTTGTGCAGATAGTCATGCAGCACCATGAGCATCGCCAGGCAGTATCGGTACAGTATCGTCGTCCAGAACGGCTGCTCCGTGTAGCTGTGGTCGCGCCGCACCGAGTAGTTGGGCCGGAGCAGCTGCAACACCAGCTTCGGGATGTCGATATATCGGAAGCGCATCATATAGCCTCGAAGATTGTGATGTTCTTGGTGAAATCGTACAGTTTGGGGTCGAAGTTGAAGTAGCCGGGGTTAAGCACTATTTTGCCGTCCGTAGGCGTCGTTACACCCTCGTTCTGGGATACCGTGACATCGGAGAAGTATGCGTCCTTGACGCCCGTAAGCCCCGAGAGGTATCTTTCTATGTCGTTGATATACAGAATATTTGACGTGCGCCGTTGCATCTGCAAGTCATGCAGGCCCGTGTTGACACTGGACTTGATGGTGTCGAGGTTGTACGACTTGTCGAAGCGGATGTACAGCTTGCTGGCCGATAGCACGGCCGGGGGGTTGGATGCGGCCTGGATTTGCGCGCCTACGCCCCAGAAATTGCGGTAGTAGGCGCCGAAGGCGTTAAGCTGGTCTTGCGTCAGGGATACGACGTTGTTGTTGGCGTCGGACGTCGCGACGTTGATGTAGTACAGCCCTTCCTCGGTAGCGCCTATCGAAGCCTGCTTTATAATCTGCTTCGTGGCATCTATGGTCGCATAGCCCAGCTCTTGCGTCGCTTCGTTCACCACGACTACCTGATCGCCCTGCTGATAGGCGTATGCCTTCTCGACATACCATGCCTCACTCGTCACGCGCGCGATCTTCGCGGCCGCGGCTATCGTCTGTTCGCTGCGCAGGATTTCAAGCCGCACAATGTCAAGCACGGTGCCTACCACCTCCGCGATCTTGCGCAGGATGCCCGCGTTGCTGGTGTTCATCGCCGGGATCGTCCGTTGGATGTTATCCCATATGGTATTTATAAGTGACATATCGGTTATTGTTTAATTATTGAGGGGTAGTTGTAATAGTCGAGGTTTGTATTCGGCCACTCCGCGGGGGGATCCGACAGGGGCTCCAACACTCCGTTAACGGGCATCTGTTTGTGCGACGACCACCAATAGCCCGCCTTGGTGGGATCATCACTCCGAGGCCGCATGTTCTGCGGCAGATACTCCTGTGTGCAGGATGCCTTCATAGCCGCATCTACCACGAACGACGCGGGATCGCCTCCGTTCCACAGCATCAACGCCTGTGCTTCTGTCAGGTATGTATTGAAGTTGCGGAAGTGGTAGATTTCGCCCTTCAACAAGATCGGATCATTTTGGCCGTATGTGCCAAGGTCGATGTATTTTTGTATCCCATTACGACCCAATTTGAACGTCCCCGAAATCTTGATCCCGTTTAAAAAGATGTAGCCTAAATTTTCCTGTAAAGCATAGCGGAGTACCACGTGATAAGTCGTGTTTGGCTTGCAGGGATATACCATTGAGAAATCGTTGGTTGAGAAATGCAATTCGCGGGCAATAATTGTGAGCCTTGGAAGTGCCATATTATCCGCCATGCTGAATACGCACTGCTCATGATGGATGTCGTCTCCGGTTTTGAAGTAGCACTCCAGCGTCCCGTCGTCGAGCGACCGTGTGGATATGCGCTGTCCCCTGAAGGCGCCATTGGCGGTATAGGCGCCCTTGAAGTCGTAAGTGGGTTTGTAGATCGGCTCGCGGCCTATCTTGGGATTATCTTTGACCACCAGGTCATAACCCCCGGCAGACTTGCGAAGGAGCGGCGGAGTAGAGATGTCGGGCGGCATCTGCTTGGCGCTGTCGAGCCACATGGCGGGCTTCGAGCTGTCCTCCTCAGAGGGTATGAGGTTCTGAGGTATGTACTCAGCTACACAGGACAGCTTCAAGGCCGGGGGCACAATATAGTCCTGCGGGCGCACTCCGTTTTGGAGTGCCGTCATTTCCTCCTCTGTGAGTGCGCGGTCGAACCAGCGGGCGCATATCACCTCCCCCATAAAATCAACCGCCGGACGATTATTACCACCAAATCCACCAAGAAATAGATATGAAGAAGCATAACTAACCCAATTTTTATTTTGGGAGTTTACCAGATTGTTGTTGATATATGCATAGACCTTGGCTCCGTTGCTAATGAATACGACGCTGTATAAATAGTCCCAAGAAACAGGATATAAATATATAACCGCCCGATTGTTGTATAACGCAAGATTGATGATGCCATTTGAGGGGTTGTTGATGTCGATGCGAGGGAAATTCAATGTCCCCGACGTGTCAAGTATTACCCGAGACGCAGATTCAGGGTTGGGGATGTATTTGTACTTGGGAGGCGTGCGGAATAAACACTGCACGGTATATGGGCTGTTGTAGAACGTGTCGCGCAAAAAGGTGCCGTTCCTCCTCATCATCGCCCCCATAGCCTCGGGCGCAAGCGCCGATATGAGGGCGCGTCCTCCTTCGGCCGTAGCTTTGAAGAGACGCGAGATTTCCGCCTCCACCTCTTCCTTCACGTCCATCGAGGAGTTGAAGGGAGGCCGCTGCAAGGTTTGGAGGTTGTATATGTCGATCCCCTCGACGTCGAGAATCTGATTTGTCCTCAGCGCCGGAGTGTAGGATTCCATAAAGTTCTTGGCGGGAGGCTCCTGGCGGTACTGCATGGCCTTCCAGTCCGCGGGCGGGATATTCGTGGGCGTGTTTTTCTCCAATATCGGGTCTATGCCCGCGAGAGAGCCGGACACGTTGAATGCCACGTCCTGGATGGTGTCTCCCTGTTTTACTGTGTACGTCTTTGCCATGTCTACTCCTTGTATCGTGCATGTATGTCCGCGGTCACAACTCCCGAGGCTGTCTCCTCAAAGATATTCACGCGGGCAATGAGGGCTCCGTCGTCGTATATTTGCTTTTCAGCCGTGGCCTCGACCTTACCCCACGCCCATTTGGGCAGCAGGGGATAGAAGTCCTCGAATCCGACCCCGAACTGGGGCTTCGTAAGACTTGCCGCCGACTTGGAAAATATCAGCGTGGCGTTCTGCTGGCTGCACAAAGACACCAACTCGACGTCCCCGTTGGATATAACTATGTCGTTGACCTGAAAGTCGAATTTTGCGTCTGTCATTGCGTTATCTTGGTATTTTCGTAGTCTCCTTTGTTGAACTGGGAGGGGGCGGTCATGGGGGTGGCCGGAGGCGACGCACCTTGGGCGCCGTGGGTGTGCGTATTGAATACCGTGCACATATTCCCTACCTGCGTCACTAAGTTGTTGAGCGCCGTGGTGACGCCATCTACCAGCACAAGCCCCCCGTTCTCCCCGCCATCCATTTCAATTTTATCGGCAGTGAAAGATATTTTATTTTTTTCAATCCGCCAAGAAGAGGTGCCGCGGATTATTTCCACGGCGTCCTTATCGAAAGAAATAGTGCTTTCTCCCTCCTCTTCGGTACCCGCGACGTTCGATACGACCATCTTGTCGATCTTCGTGGCTTTTATGAGCACCGGAACCTCGGAGTAACCCTCTATGAACCCCAGCACCACAAGAGAATTCACGGAGGGTATAATATAGAGGCTGTTGCCCCCGTTTGGAAAAATGTTTAGACTTATGTCGCTGAATATCCTATCATTATCCACAACAGCCTCTAAGGTTTTGGCATCCTCGTCTATAGCCGACACGGTGGCTATGACGAGCGACACCCTCTTCCCGTCATTCATCTTTGTTCCGAATTCCGCTCCCAAACGGGCGCATTCGTCGTCGAAAGTGCCGGATGTTTTCATAATATAAACATTTCGTTGGTTACTGTCAGGGTTTGGATGAACCCGTCGGAAGTGTCGCAGCTCAAATTCCTGCCTATCACGTAGTAGTTTCCCGTAAGCTCCGGGAGCATGGTGTCCGTGTACTCCACAAAGTCGAACATATTAACCTGCGGATAGAGCACGGTTTTTATGGTTCCCTTGTTGCGCGTTCCCTTCAACCGGGCCATTATGTTCTTGGCCGTCTGTTCGGTCAGCGATACCGTATTGGCCGGGACAAAATATCGGTGTGCCTCGCCTTGGGAATCGCCGTATTCGTAGGTGTACTTTGTACCGTCGGCCATGAGGGCGTTTACCACCACTTTGTAGTTCTCGAACAGCCCGTCGGTAGGCACTATGTCGCGGCCGATGACATTGGTGTTCGTGGCCAGTGTCACCGTGCGCTTGAATTTGTCCCTCACGCCAATACCGAAATACACCTTCCCCTGGGTGTTCACAGTGCCGTACAGCGTAAACATATTCATGAGCTTCGACAGGGCCTCGAACGGCGATATGAGCTTGAAGGTCTGCAACGCGAACTCCACATCCGCACTATCCGATGAATCGAAAGACAGAGCCGGGAAGTCCGCCGGGTTGTCGAACCCCTGTGCCTTGCGGTAGTCCTCGAATGCCTTGTTCGAGATGGGGCATAGATAGTCCACCATGTCCTTTAGCTTCGTGCGCGACACCCAGTCCCGATTTATAGTACCGAACCGCAGGATGAAAGAGTAGTCCTCGCATACGATCTTCGACGGGAATCCCCCGATGACCTGCCGGATGAAGCCGCTGAAAATGCGCAGTCTCTCGAACTGCTGCCCCAACTGAGCATTGTTGTAGAACCAGCCGTCGATGTCTATGCGGGCGCCGGGCTTGATGTTTATGCCCTCCAAGGCCGCCCTTATGCGCTGTGCCGGAGGCAATCCCTGCCGGAACCCGATGGCATACACCGGGAGGGTCATGGTGCAGCTTCCCGAGAGGGAATCCCGCTCCTCGGTAATGTCTACTGAGGCGAATCGGCCGATGCTCTTCCCCTCGATAAACACCTCGTTTCCTACTCTGAACAAATTACCTTTCATCACCTACCGCCCCCCCCCGCGGGATTGGTCGTATTTACCGTCTCCTGCGTAAATACGATGGCATTTTCATCCATGTTTATTTGGTGGAGCGTCATGCTGACGTCCACGATGGTAGACCCCGGATTGGGGGTATATTTGAACCTCTTCATGTACACCCACTCCAGTCCGAGGTCGTTGTTGAGGACTTTGTTCTCGATCTTGAAAACATCCTGCCCCTGCCACAAACTCCGAAGAGCCACGCCGAGGTCGGCGATAGCCATGGCCGCGGGATCGGTGTTGTCGAGCCCCTGGTCGGCATATGCCTCATAGGACAAGGCGTCGAGCATGGAAAGGTTCGAGGCCGAGGCGTCCGTGTCGACGCGAGACAAGTTGCGTTCAATGCGCAGACGCACCGTTACGACCATCGGTTTGTAGTTGAGAACCTGGAGGATTTCTGCCCCGTCGACGAGCTGGGAGGTAGAATCGTTCTTTTCCCCTTCCACTTCGTAGGTGAGGTTGATAGGGAGGAAATAATCCCCGCAGCGAAATACATATTCTCGCTGTATATCCTGGCGATCTACCGATTGTATGGCCGTTTTGTAGTCGCCGGACTGCTTTAGGGCGTCCGCCATCCCGGTATACTGAGGATCGGAGGTCTTGGCCTTGCCGCGGAACTGAACGATCTGACGCCAGAATCCTACCTCCGCCAGGGTTATTTTCAACCCCGCCTGATATGCTTTTTCTACGGCGCTTATGCCATCCGTCACGGCCTTGTACGCCGGGATTTGTCCCAAGGACGGGAGGTCGTTAGGAGTGTCGTTGGGGGTTGTGTTTGCGGTATATTGATCTTTAGCCATTGAGCGTGCGTGTTGAGTTGTTGAAGGCTATTTGCAGTCCTCGAATTGTCACCTCTTCGATCTGTTTGGATATGGTCTGCATGATGCTTTCCGGCGTGGCATTGGTGTTTATTTGGGTCGGCATCTGCACGATAGGAGCGTTGAAGTTGATGATGAGGGACTTGGATCCCTTGGTCAGATCTTCGATCTTCTTGGTGTCCTTCCCGCTGGCGCCGCCGCCTTCGCCGTAAATCTTCGTCACCCGGTTGAAGTTCTCGTTTACCTCCCGGTCGTTGAGCGCAGGATTGGTACGGAAGGTTACAGGCTGAATGGATGCTTCTCCTTTGGTTACGGTGGTAACGTCTCTCGAATTACCTGTTTTTAGGAAATTAAAGAGGCTAAATCCATTGTTTGCTTCGTATGGGGTGTAATTATACTTTAGCACCCCGGTAGCGTACTGAGGCTGCCCGTTTTCGGCAGGAAGATGCCCCGGATACTCTTCCAGTCCTTCCCGCACCTTGGGCGTAAAGGTGGTGGTGAAGTTTTTAAGCAGGATGTCGCGCGCGTCTTTCAGATTAGCGGCGCGGTTCTCCTCGGTGCCTTCGTCCAAACCCCACGCCTTGCGGGCAGCCGGAGTAGAAAGGTATTCCTCGACATACCTCTTTCCCAGCTCCTCGGACAGATATGTCGCGGCTTTGCGTCTCTCCGTGTATTCCGACTGCTTGGCCGATTTTTCGTACCTCAAGTCCCAGCGGCTCTTGTCGCCCCAGCTCCACGGATTGAAGAGACCGATGATGTCGGAGAGGTTGATAAGCCAGTCAGACAGGGTGGTAAGTGCGCTTACGGCATCCTCGACGCCATCCACGAATTCATCGAAGATATGGTCGAACATATTGGGATCGAACGAGTTGTACCATACGTCCAGGCGCGCTGATATGCGGTCGAACATATTCTCTCCAGCCCGGCCGACGCTCTCCCATAGTTTGTCCATCCCCGCGAGGTTGATCCAAAAATTCTCCTTGGCGAGGGCGATCTGTCCGCGCGCCGCGGCGGCCGACGGGGGTTGGAGCTCCGTATCGAGCCTGTGCAGGGCGCGCAGCATGTTGGCGCGATCCTGGAGATAGTTGTAGGGGCTCGTCCCTGTCACGCCGCGTCTCTGCATGGCCTCGTTGGCGTATCTGTTGAGGATGGGGGCGGCGTGGATCAACTCTCGCACGTCTCGCATGTTGGGTTTTTCGGCAGCCAACAACTGCTGCATGTTTAGACCCACGATGTCATAGGGTCGGCCACCGATCTGGGCGACTTTACCCACCTGCCGCGCGATCTGCGTGGCTATGGCCGTGCCGATCTGAGTGCCTCCGATTTCGAAGCCCGACACGGTGTTTATCATGGAGAGCATGCCTGCGCGAGAATAGCCGTATTCGGCCGCCATGCGCGTGGCATCAGACAGCGCCGAGGTGTAGCCCGATCCCAACCCCCTGCGTGCCATATCCATCTGCATGCGGTTGGATATGGCGTCCGTCATGGACGAGCTGTTCAAGGTTTTGGACAGCACGGCATACAGCCCTCCGCCGATGAGCTTAGGAAGAGCGTACGCCACGGCTCCAGTACCGAGAACGCCCGCACCCATCAGGAGTGCGGGGTTGCTCTTTATCACTGCGGCGGCGGAATCGAACACCGCCCCGACCAAGTTCCCGGCGTTTCGCATCCACCCGCTCGGAGTGAAGGAATTGCGCACTAACTGTTCGCGGAAGCGCCGGATGGAACCGAACGCCCGGTTGGCATCGGACATGAAATCCTCGCGCGTATGTCGGTTGCCGAATCGGCGCGACACGTCATACATAGAGGACATGCGCTCGTGCCATCCGTGCCGCAGGTTCGGATAGTTGGCCACACCACCTCCGCCACCGCCTCCGCCTCGGCCATTCCGGGACATGCGGTTGGTCTTGCGCTCCAGTTGGTCACTCAGTGCGTTGGCACGAGTAAGACGTTCGATGACGTCTCCCCCAAGGTTGAGGCGTATGGTGTATGTTGCCATTATTTTTTAGATTTAAAGGGCGCCATGTCTATGATGTCGACAAGGTGAAGCGCAAGTGTATATAACTTGTCTATATCATTGATGCTTAGCCTTTTATCCATGTCAGAGTAAGGCTCATGGAAGTATCTGGAGACGACGGCCTTCTTGATAAGCAGAGGGTCGTCCTTCGCATACTCCTCTATTTTTTGCCGGATGGATTCTTCGGGAGCGCCTTCAAGAACTCCCAAGTCCCGAAAAAACGGCGGAAGTCCTCGCTGACAGGTTCCGACTGAAAGATTTCCACGCAGGCAAGAGCGTCGCCGAGCAAATCTTCGCGCACCTTGTCGTCGACGCAGCAGGCTTTGATGAAGTCCATGGCCAGGCCAATAACTCCCTTCTGCTCCGATTCCTCGCGCGACAGGATCGACATGGATAGCTTCGAGTGCTCGATGTTGCGACGCTGTAAACGCCAAAAGGCGATATTTTGGTTCTTTTTCTCCTCCTCGATCATATGACCTTCTTTGTTGAAGGAGGGGACGAAATACGAGGCCGTGACGGTGTATTGGAGGTCAAGGCGCTCCGTTTCTTGTATTTGCGACATAATTTTTGGGTTTTAAAGACGGGCGGGTCTGGGGGTGCCCGCCCGTCCTGGTTTACACAATAGTTTGGATGGGTGCGACCGAGCGCTGTACGGCACGGGCACGGATGTTGATGGACGAAAGCGTCTCCGCGTCGTTTCGGTTAGTGTCCGAGCTCGACTGTTCGCACTTGCACCCTAACAGGGATTCCGAGACGGTCTTTGGCGTCGCGCTGTTGCGCAGCGACATGGTTTTCGTCAGCGTGAAGGGCGGCAGTTGGAGCATGGACGCATAGGGCGTCTGCCCGGCCGGAAGAGCGCCGTTGATCGCATCGAGGATGGTGTGCTGCTCCCCGGTCTGGTGCGACAGAGTGGCCGCATACTGAGCGTTGAGCTGCACCAGGTCGATAGGGTCTGTTTCCCCGATAGCGAATATGTCCTGCACTGTCTGCGAGTACTGCAAGTTGAGCGAGGTACCCGTGCCGATCTTGATTGCTGGAAGCCCCTCGAAAGTAAGGTAGATTTGGACGTCCTTCGAGGGCACTACATAAGGATTAGGCATGGCGTTTAGTTTAACGTAGTTACAAAGAAAGTTTCGATATATGCCTCGCGGAGCGGGCTAAGGGGAAGTACCTCCACGGTAACCTGGATAGCCTTGGACATATTGTAGTTGCCGTCTTTGGCGGCGAAATCTACATTGATGGCCTGTGCTTCTCCGCGGTTGATACGGGGTGTCAGTTCTGTTTCGTCGAGCTGAGCCAGCGTTCCGGACTTGAATCCCGCGTCGATCGCTCCGGTGGAAGCATCCGTCGGGATGTTCTCCTGGAGCAACTTGACAAAGAATCTCTCCACGCTGTCACACACGGCATTGCCCACGCGGACAAACGAAATTTCCGAAAGAGCCATCTCCGGATCGTTGCATGTGGCGCCGTCGTTGTAGTATACGCCTGCCAGTTGCGGACGCACGCGGGTGAAGAGGTATTGGTTCTTACCCAGGAGGTTGCACTTCGCAGGCACAAGCTTCGATACCGGAGTGTTGATATCTTGCGGGTCGGCGCTGGCCGTGACATCCACAAAATAGTCGATGTCGCCTGCTGCCCCGGCAGTGGTCACGGCACCGGGAGACGTCGCCAGCGACAGGCTCGACAGCATTCCGAGAGTTCGGCCTACGGATGCCGACATGCCGGGCTTCGAAGTTGTAACCTGATAGGCCACACGGGGTGCCTTGAGCGTTGCGAGATTCTCCAGCTTACTCAGGTCGGTGGTGAGGATGGTCTTGCCTGTCGGAACGCAAACAACGCCGTCGAAGATGCCGACCATGCGGATCGACTGCTGGAACAGGTTGTTGAGTACGGTTTGCAGGTTGCCAATGAGGGTCTTGTGGGTAGCCGGGAGTTTCCCCTCGATCGTCCCTGAGAAATCCTGGAACGTGGGAAGCGGCGATGCGAAGGATATCATGCGCGGACGCAGGTCGAAGTTCGACGCCGTAGTACCGCTGATGATGGATTCCAGCTTGGCCGAAATAAATGTCTCGTATTCGGCCTGAGCATACCCCACGACCCACACGCGAGAGCCGCTACCTGCCTTGGCGTAATACTCCTCCACCTGGAACAGGAGCATGGCTCCGGTTCCCGAGGTCACACCCATCGCCGTAAGGTCGGCAACGGAGGTAATGAGGTAGGCGGTATCGAGCGCGAATTTCGCACTTTCGGTTCCCGAGGAGGCCATTGCCGGGGCGACGATCATGCCAATACCATCGCTGGGCGTGGTGTTGCCCAGCCTGGTGTCGCCTAAAGTTGTATAAATATCTACTACTGCCATATTTGCGTAGGTTTTGTTATTTTGCGAGTTCTGCACCGACTGCGGCCTTCTGCTCGTCGGAAAGGGCGTTGTACGCCTCCAGGGTCTTGGAGTACCCGGCGCTGTGGTGCAGCTTCGGGTTCACGGTTGCCCGGATGGCATCCCGAACCTTGGCATACTCCACGCCTTCGATCAGCGCCTCTGTTGCGGCTTCCTCCTCCTGTTTCTCAGGAGCGGGGGTCTTGCCTTCGAGCAGGGCTTCTGCCTCGGCATCGGACATGACGGGCTTGTTGCGTTCCTTCTCGGCCTCTGCCAGGGAGTTCTTGGCTGCCTGACGGCGTGCCCGGAACTGGTTCTCGAGCATCTCCTCGAACTCCGCGGTGTCCTTGGGCGGATTGGATTTGTCGACGCGGGCATAGCGGAGCTCCTGGACGAGTTCTCCGTTCAGGTGCGCCAGCTTCTCGCGGGACTGGCAGCGTGTCTGCGCCTGCGATTCGTTGACGTAGATGTTGCCGTCCTCAGTGACGTACAGGGTGCCGTAGATTTGGAGCTGCTTTACGAGCTCGATGAAAAACTTGCGGGTGAATGTTGCGATCTGAATCATAATTTAAAGGGGGAATTAAATTGTTGATATTGATTTTTTTTTGGAATACCAGCCCGACAACATGCCGGGCTGGTTTTTTCTGTGTGTGTTGCGTTACGCTCCGGCGGCTGCCGTCGGGCGATACAGAACGATGCCTGCTGCGCTGCTTCGGAGAGTTCCGGCACCCGTCGAAATATCCATCGACACTTTCCAACCGTAGTTGTTCGGGTCGGACACCATATGGATGTTCGTGTTGCCGATTGCCACAACGACCTCCTCGGGGATAAATCCGAGGCCGATGTCGTAGACCGTTGCGGCCAGCACGGGCTTCACATGAGTGGTGTCGATAGCTCCGGTTGTGAAGGTGACGGGCTTGTCGAAATAAGTCTCCGCATCCACGACCGTAGAAGTTGCAGTGTTGTAGGCAGCGATGACCGAGCGAGCCATGACGTCGAATCCCGAGTAAGTGAAGCCTTCGGGACGGGCGTTCGACAACTGCTGCGTCAGAATGCTCTGAACCTTGTCGGTCTGCACCAGCGACGTGTAGTAGGGCTCTGCGAACACAGCCACACCGTTCCCTCGGCGGAAGTTGAGGTTGCGGGCGATGAAGCGACCCTGTGCGGCGAGCAGGTCATTGAGGGTCATGCCGAGCAGCTTGCCAGCGGCGCCCGAGTTGATCGGGAATCGATTTGACGAATCGAACTCTGCGCCGGACATTGTAAGATGGTTAGCTGCGGGAACTGCCTCGGCGATGGTCTGGAGCCAGTAGTTGTGGATGCACATGGACATTTTGGCCATGGCGTCCAACTGGCCCGTTGCGCGGTCGTTGTAGGCCAGGACGTCGGAGTTCGCGGGCTGCCATACAATAGGCTGCATGGAGAACACTTTGCGCTCCAACCCTCGCGGCAGGTCGTCGTAGAGGTAGTTGGGCGCATTCAGCGGCGCGCGATCTCCGAAGTAGATGTCCGGGTTGACGGCGCTCTCCACCCAGATGATGCCTTCCTTGTCGCGCACCGACAGGCGGCGTACACGGTCAGCCCACGTGTTGGGCGGGAAGAGCTGGCGAACGAACAGCGAGAGCCATGAAATCTTCGCCAGGTCGGCATTCTGCATGAACTGACCCGACTTTTCGCCCGAGGCGAGACCCTGGATCGTGTCGACGACACTCTCACGGCGTCCGTCGTTGACCTGGAAGGTCATGTTCTGCACGGTGGCCATGAAATAGGGGTCGCAGAGCATGGATGCGGACAACTCCTGAATTGATTCTCGAACGTCGGCGTCCTGTGCGGCCGACAAGCTCACCTCGGCAACGCCGTCGGCAGTGCCCGAGGAGGCGGACAGACCCATGATTGCCTGAATCTTCGGCATATTTTCAGGGTCGTCGATGTACTTGAAAAAGGGTTTTACCATTGTTTTGGTTTTTGTGATTGTTTTGTCGTTGAATACTCGCGCATCCTCCGCAGCGGAGAGCGCCGTGGGTTTGGCTGCCTCGGCTTTGGTTTCCTTGGCGTCGGCTATGGCCGCGTCTGTGGCTGCGGCAAGGGCTTCGGTAACGGCCTCTGCGGCCAGGGCGCTCGCCCTCTCTTCGCGGGCTTCGCGGCGGTCTTTGTCGGCCTCCTTCTTGTCCTTTTCGGCCATCTTGTCGTCGCGCTCGGCGTCCTTTTCGCGCCGTTTTGCTTCGGCATCATCGTCCTTTTCGCGTTCATAGCGCGCAGCGCGGCGATCCTCGCGGGCATCACGCTGATCCTGCCCGGCATCCGCGTCGTCCTGGTTGGCGTCGCGGTCTATTTCATCCGCACGGCGAAGCCTCTTTCGGGGTGCCAGTCCGATAAGTTCCAGGAATTTAGACATGGCGCTCAGCGACACGCGGTCGTCGAAAGCCTGCTCCGTCCCGGTTTCGGAGACTTTTTTCTCTTCCTCGTTTTTCATCTTGTTCTCAAATTGGTTTATGATGTCTGTTTGGTATGCCGACAGGCTCTCGATCTGTTCGATCTCTATGCTGTCCGGCACGAATGATACTGCCGACAACCCAACGTTATCCTCTCCCCGTATCGCCACTGCATCGGGATTGGACGGTATGTTGACAAGGGAAATCTCCCACACCTCGAAAAATGTAGTGTATTTCCTGCCATTGCGCTCGACGATCCGCGCCCTACCGAATATAGACACTCCGTTGAGTATTCCGGCTTCGTAATCTCTTTTTGCGGCCTGTGCGAGTTCGGAGGAGCCAAACACCAGCTTTCCGATCCACCTGCCTTTTTCCAAATGAATATCTTCGACGCGCCCGATGGGCTGGCCGAAATGTTCTCCCGTATCTTTGTTGCGCAGCAGGATAGGGTTTTTGAGGTACCTGCTCCAGTCGATAGTGGAGTTGAGCACCACGAAACCCTTGCTGTTGAGCGCCTCGTTCGAGAGTATTTGATATGTCGCTTTTGTCATGTCCGGTTTATGAATTAGTGTTTCTGACGGTATCGCACAGACACTTCATCTCTATCGCATCACACAGGAACGAATCCTGTTCACAGGTGCTGTTGTCGATGAAGTTGGCCACGTATATGAGCCGCGTGTTATGCACGGGGAGCTCTGCCATCTCGCGCTTCATAGCCAGCGTTTGATAGGTCTCGGTTTCCTTGTAAAGGAGCGTAAAGCCGTATTTCTGCCTCAGTTCGGTAAAAAAGTCCAGCGGCACCCATTCGCCCGCAGAATTCTTTATCACCCCCCGCGAACACGCGGCCATATAGAGCATGACCTTGTATGCCAGGTTCATCTGATCGTACTGATGGTCGTCGTCCGGCGACGCGGCCTGGTTTTCGAACGGAGTTATCACCGACAACTGCACGATGTACTGATTGTAGATCATGCCTCCGATGAACTCCCCGGTGTCACGCTCGGTTCCCTTCACGCTTACGGCTATGGCCGGGAGATCGGTGTTCACCGTCCCCTCTCCGTTGTCGTTTGCGAGAACTATACTGACATTATTTTCGTCCACGAGCTCCGAAGCCCGCAGTGCCGTAACTATTGCTTTGCAAATTTCACCGCTCATAATTTCAGTATAGGACGTTACGAATGTAGTGCAAAGGAAAATATTTCGCAAATAAAATTTTTTCTACACCAGTTTTGCGATCTCTCGGGAGTATAGCCGGAGCGTATTGAGCTCGGTTCTTTGGCCAACGCCCATAAAGGGTCGGGCGACGGGATTGGTTCCGAGCCGCACGGGCGTCGAGGACGAGGGTCGCGTACGGAAAGGGTTACCTCCGGTACGGGCGCCTTTCCCCGTGTTCTGGAGTTCCGCATAGGGCGCCGCGGCCCGCAGCCCGGCGAACCCCCGGCCGTAGAACGGCGCTATGCTCCTCGCCAGACGTCCCGTGTGTCGGAGCTTGGGGTAGCGGAGGTATGCCTCGACGTTCTCGAATTTTTTCGTCTTAAAATTCTTGCCCCACCTATCGGCCCACTTCCGGGGTGTGCCGTCGTTGCCATACTCCTCGCGCTCGAAGTTGAGGCGCGTTTCCCTGGCCATGCTGTCGGCCACCTTGGCCGGGATTTGGGTATTGATGTTGTAGATGGCGGTATTAATTTTCCTCCTCAGGTCTGCTATCGTCTCCATTGTCGTTTGTTTTCTTGGAGGGCGTGAGTGCCGACTTTATTTTCGCCATAATGGATTTGGCCTGCAATTTAACCTCCGTCCAGTTGTTGTTGCGCACGGACGTATTTATGTCGGAGGGCTCCATGCCTACCTTACGCATGACTTCAGGGCTGTATGCCATGCCCTGCGAAGCCAGCACACGGCCTATACGCTCGAACTTATCCACGCTGATGGTGGTATCGGGCACCTCCATGAGCTTTACGCCCGACATATCTATGCCGAGCAGGCGGCCGATCTTCTGGATGGCACCTTCGTAGTTGAAAAAGTTCGCAAAGTCGCGCTTGTCGGCGTTGCACAGAGCCTCGTAGAGCGACATGTGTATCTGCGCGAGCTGCTCGGAGTTGGTGTTTTTCTCCGTGGCACCGAGCAGAGTACCTCCCGTCACCTCCTGCATGATCTCCGCGCGGTAGCTGTCTATGTACTCCTTGAACACGCGGAAGGCATCGGGGTACATTTGGGTTTGGAGGGGCTTGACCTCCACCTGGTAGACGTTCTCCTTGTTGTCGAGGTTCTGCTTGAAGGGAAGCACGGGGGTGTCGAGCGGGTCGAGGTTGTTGGCGATATTCTCGGCCAGCGTTTGTGCCTGCGCGTTCCCGTCGATGAAGCCCACGGTGGTGCGGGGATATGAGTATGTAGCGCTCGTCACCGACCAGTTGTTGTATGCCTCCACAATGCCGATCATAGCGCGGGAAATCTGCTGCATCATTCCCATCTTGAAGTCCTGGTCGGTGTCGGGCTGCATGTAGAACATATTGTCGTAATCGTCGACGTTGGCCACGGATTCTATGGCGTAGGTCTGCGACCGGATCGCCCTGTTCACCATGTCTATGTTTCGCAGCGGGTAGCTGGTGATGGTGTCTTTCTCGACGTCGATGCCGACAATACGCACGCCGTAGAATTTCGAGAGCACGAATTCGCGCTTCATCTTGTTGAACCACCGGGTGCGGGTTATCATCTCCGTGAGGTTCTCGTCGATCTCGCCGTCGCGGTAGAACGCGAACACGGCGTTCTCGATGGGGTTCAGGCGCTTGTTCATCTGGCTCACCAGGAACGGCGATGACTGAATGCACCACGAATACAGGGTGTCCACCATCGTAAGGTCGGAGTAGTTCACCGCGTTGTCGATGGCATTTCGCCACCAGCTCGGAGTGAACTCGACGAAGTACTGGTTGGGAATGTACCTCGACTTTACATTCGGCGCCCCAATAGGGCGGAAGGGGTTGTAAGGCTGCTGCCTCGGGGTGTGAAATTGTGCCATTTATCCGCGCATTTTGTTTTTCGATCCGTTTACTACCGTACCCCATGCATTCGGGGTCTCCTTTATCGGGGCATCATGCAGCGTCGTAGCCCCGTTTTTCATCTCCGTGACCTTCTTTACGACCATCTCGTAGTTGTCGCGCAGGGTCTCTGAGTGCCGGGCCGATGGGCTCGTGATATTGTAGGCCGTAAGGACAGTCAATATCCACCGCATGATCTTCGCCGTGCCGTCGTTGGTGTCTCCGGCCAGTATCGAGGCTATGTCGTAAAGCTCCCCGATCTGACTGTACACGTACCCCAGGGCGCTGTTGTAGGAAATCTCCACACAGTCGGGGTACATTTTCTTGAACTGATCGAGCTGCTGGGGCGAGATCCACTGATAGAGCTCCTCCTCGGGGAAGTACATTTTACCGGGTTCCGCGGCCACGATAACCTGCTCCCCGTATTCTATGAGTGAGGCGTACTCTGCGGCCGACTGGAGGGATTCAGCCTCCGAAATACATATCACCGGAGTATTGGAATACGACCTTACTGCTCCGGTTTTGGGGTCTGTGAAGGTCTTTTTAGCTGTCGTTATGCTATTGTTCACAAAATCTCCTTGGAGAGCGAAATAGTGGATGTATAAATTTTTATCCTCAACGATGGGCCCTGTATACACATCTCGTTCTATGGATAAATGGAACGGCGATCCGGGATGCAGTCCGGAAAGATGAATAGGAATTTGCAATTGAGGCAGCGTATCTCCGGTCATCTTGTAAGCTAACCCTGAGTAACACTCGACCCAGGCCTCAGTATTCGAACGTCTATAATTTACTTTAAACGGCAGGGGGGTGTCGCCTTTTACAGACACGGAGAGCGTAAAAAGCAGAGACATTGTTTCCGAGCAACTAAGGCCATTGATAATAAAAAGCCCCCTTTTCAAATTTATCATATACTTGCCGGGAATAGAAGGCTCTTTTTCCACGTCGCAAAGCAACATCACATTGATGAAATTATTATAACTGAGCGACGGGACGTCCATAGGCCCCGTAAAATAGGGACGAAATTGGTGTAAAGACACCACGTCGGGGAAATTGTCCGGGATTTTTTCTGAATATAACAATTCGGCGAATGCATCGTCGAAACTAGTTTGAACTTGGGTGTTGGTGCTTAGAAACTCCCATCCCATATTTTTCAGCTCCTCGATGGTATAAATTTTCACATTCTCGGTCATGATATAAAACGTTTTGATTTTTTTACTATGATGCCGGAGCTTTTGTACGCGGAGCCCACGGTTCCGCCCGCGCGGTTCATGAGCGACACGCCCTTGGCCGCCGCATCGGGTATGTCGTCCTTGCGGTTGGGATCGACCTTGCGCGAAAAGAACAGGAACTGATTCACGGCCTCCTCGCCGCGGTTGGTGTCTTTGAGCTTGGCGTTGAATACGAACCTGTCGGACGTGAAGAGGGGATCGAGGATGGATTCGATGACCGTAAACTTGTCGCCCATGTTCCGGGTGTCCCATTCCAGGGGGCAAATCCACCCCGTGTCGGCCTGGAACTGGTCGAATGTGGTCTTGAAGTCCAAGGGGATCTGCTTCTTTTCCATCACGATGCGCGTTATGAGGCGATTGGGGCTTTCGAGGTACAACTGACGAATATTTTTCATCATCTCCAGGGAGGTGCCCTGCACGGCCAGCACGTCGATGAGCCATATTCGGCCGCGGGCTTTGCCCATGAGCAGCGACGCCTTGAAGTCGCTCTTGCGGCTGTCCTTGGCCGACGGGTCGGTGTAGATGATGAGGTCTATCCACTCCTCGGGCGTCGGGAAGCGCAGATCGGGGTTCACGTCGCTCCAGCATATTTTTTTGAAAATCTCCCCTTCGCTCTCGTCGAAGTAGTCGCCCTCCAGGAAGCGCTTGCGCATGAGCGTGGACATGGCCTCCAGGGTCTCGCGGTAGTCGTCGGCGACATTCTCCATGTTGTCGTTGAGTGAGAACTTCACGACCAGGAACTTCGACGTCTGCTCCGGGGGGATCGCCAGTCCCTCGCGGGTCTCGTGCTTGAAAAACCTGACGTATGTCCATCCGGTTTTTCGCGTGGGGTTGAGGGCGAACAGAAGCTTGTTGCGCACAGGTAGTTTTTGTGCCAGTCGTGAGCGGAGGGTGTCTACCGCCCTCTCCTCGACCTCCGACACCTCGTCGATGAAGATGTGGCCCCATTCCGACGACAGAATCTTATCGAACTGGCTCTCGTCGTTGGCCGACCCGCGTATGGAGCCGAATTTTATGTAGGCGCCGTTGTAGAACATGAGGTAGTTGTCCTTGCCGTTATACTTTGCGAACGGTGTCCCGTCCTTCATGGTTATCTCCTGCCACTTGGCGTAACCGTTGTGCTTGGCTATCGCGTTGAGCACCGCGGGGAGGGTCTGCTGGAGCATTCCGGTTTGAAGCGACGTGAAGAGGTTGCGGAGCACGAGGCAGTTGGCTTTGTGCGCCACGCACTGCACGATGAGCCAGTACAGAATGACGAAAGTCTTTCCCGAGCGCGAGGCGCCGTAAAAGAGCACTTCCTTCCACTGGCCGTCGTTGAGGCGGTTCCACATGATCCTCTGCTTGCGCGTGAGGTGTATGTTCATGTCGAGGCATCCGGCCTTTCTACTCTTGGCTATCATCATCTTCATCGAGGTGCATGCGTATGTCGATCTCCGATATGCGGTTCTCGTCCACGTCCGATCCGGAGGATTCCAGTACGGACATGGTGGCCTTTATGAGGTTCATGGACTTGGTTAGGCCGTCGATCTTCGACTTGGCGATCTCGATCTTCGCCTTCGATGCGGAGGTGCCAATGATGTATATCTGCTCGCGCATTATGTCGTAGACGCCCATCATTTTCAGTTGCTTCTCCACCTGCTCCGATATAGGCCACTCCCACTCCGCGGGCGTCGCATCAGGCATCTGCGGCACTGCTGTCGCGGTCTTTAAAAAGTCTATTGCGGATTTCCTGTCGTCCATGGAGCTCGGTTTTTACGCCCAAATATAAGAATTTACCACGAAGGGCGTGAATTATGGAAAAAATTAATAAAAAAAACCTCCGCCCCTGGAGCGGGAACGGAGGAAAAAATAAGCCAGGAAGTGAGGTGTTTATTTACATTCAGGAATGCCACAGAAACATTCCGGGAACAAATATAGGGAATTAGTTTTTCAATTCCAAGCGGGTGCGCATATTTTTTCCCTTGCGCATAGATTCGAGCTTCACGGCGGCCGATTTGGAGGGGCGCCGATAGGGCTTGAAGCGCCGGATCATGTCGATGCCGTTCTCGGAGAACAGCTCGGAGGCCACGTAGATGATCGTGCCGTAGCGCAGTCTGAGTTTGAGTTTTCGGTCGGCCTCGCGCCGCAGGGCGCGGTATTCTTCCTGCGTCATGCCTTCCGGCTGACGAGTTATGACGGCTTCGGAGCCCGTAGCCACGGAATAGGTTCTACTTTTCATCTTCGGCGGGTTTTTTTTCGGTTTCTTTCGTTTGGACTTCGTCCAGGAACCCGAGCGGCAGGGGGATGTTCATGTCGTCGGGGACGTTGAGGATCATGCGATACTGCGCCATAGACACGAAGCGGCAGCAGTTGTCGTAACTCATGCCGTCGGAAGACAGCCACATGCCGTCCGTGTATTTCGTGAATACGGCGATGACGGCCTCGGCGTGCGAGGAGTTCCAGAATATCGCGAACTTGTTTTCGACGGGGACGAGCGAGGAATCGTCGTTTTTGAACCACTCCAGGAACTCGTCGAAGGAGTAGGTGAGGCCGTAGGAGCAGAGGCGGATGGCACCGAGGTCGATGTCGTGCGCCTTCATGAATCCCGAAATGTGCGCGGCCGTAGATCGGTCGATGCCGTGCGTCTCCAGCCACGCTTTAATCTCGGCCGTCGTTTTTGTCCCGACCTTCTTGTTCCGGCCGAAAAGAGCCGTCAGTGCGGGACGGCGAAGCAGTTTTTTCATAATCTTTGTTGTTTTTGTTGAAGATACCGTACCTTTTTTTCAGGTCGTAATAGTAATGCCGTACCGTGTATACGGCAACATTGAATGTTTCGGCCGCCGCAGCGAACGCCTCCTGCCGCGGCCCCGAATGCGTCCTGCACCAGTTGTCTACGTAGCAGCATATCACGGCACACTGCGCCGCCGTCTCGTTCAGAAGCCCCGAATCCAGCATGAGCTTCACCCCGTTGTCGTATTTTTCGCCGAAATTCGCCGTCACGTAGACGCGAAGATAATATCCGAATATCCCGGTCATAACCTCAGAATTTAAGCTCCTGATCCGTAAAGGGTCTGTTTTCCCTCGGCTTCACCCACCCGCGAACTATATCCAGCGCCTCGACTACCTCCTTGCTCTCCTCGGTCGTCATGATGGCATGAGCCGATTCGCCATCGGCCGAGTAGAGAGAAACGTGCATAAACCCGTCCTTCGGCTTCACCTCGAACTGGAAAGTAAACCCAGCGATGGTGATTGATTTATTTACGCCCATTAATCAGATTGTTTAAGATTGTTGTACAAATATAGTAATAATATCTTTGCCGTCCAAATCAAAGCACCCCACCCCACCTCAATAACCAAAACCCCTCACAAAACATACCCCCGAAAATCCAAAGACCCGTACCCCCTCCCCAAACCACAAGAAACCCAGCCCGCGAATATCTCGAGTGTTAGAAAGGCTCCAGACCCCGGGCGGCTGTTGACCAAAGACCCGCACCCTTTCCCGGTGGCTGTCTCCTTCTTTCGCTCGCTCCACGTTGTTCCGCTCGCTCAAGCTGGCAATCCCCCGGCCACCTCCTGCTCCCGCGTCCGTCCTCGCTCCCTCGCCCAGCTCCCTCTTTCCTCTCCTGTCGGTTCCCCCTCCACCCGGCCAAACAGACCAAAACTATCCTCTTTCACCACACACTCAAAACGCCCCCAAAATGCCCCTCCCTGCGACTATACACGTTCTTAATGTATATGAATGATAAGAATAATATATAAGGGGGTGTACTCATAGCAACCACCCGAGTTTTTGTGAATGTAATCGGAACCCGTTGTGTGTGCGTGTGCGTGTGCGTGCGTGATCGTTGGGTTGGGGTGAAGCGGGTTGCGGTGGTCTCAGCCTGGCAGGCTTTCGGGTGGTAAAAACTTATGGTGTGTTTGTTTTTCATAAGAACAAACGATGAAAAAAGTTTGTGAACTGCTTGTGTGGTATAAAATTTTATACTATCTTTGTAATAGAGAAAGGGAGGGACAGGTATCACACCCTTCGAAGTTAATGAGACAAACATTTGAAGCCATGAAAAAGAGTCAAACGAACAACTCCAACAACTGGAAGAACGAAGTAAATGAAATCCGGGCACGTCTGGAAGCCGTTAAAACGCGGTCGTGCTGGGATCGAGGCGTGAAAGGTTTTGCGCTCAATCTGCTGAGAAGCTACATAGACATTTGCGAGTATTGCGATAACAACGGCCAACCAATTCCGGAACTCAATGAAGAAACATTATTAAACGGTGCGGACGACTGGAACGCCTATTGTTATGGAGGGGGCGCGCTGATCTACGACGGGGATATAGCAAAAAACCTCTGCACTCCCTCGGAGTTAAAACGCACCGACAACGGCAACAAAGCCCCCAACGATCGGGAGGGCTGGCAGGACGTGCAGGCCCGCGCGTATTTCCAGGCATATAGAATCTTAATATCTTGTATTTGCTAAACCCCGAAAGCCATGAAAACAAGAAAAGAGGCCGCCCGTGAATTATGGGCAATATATTGCGCCTACGAGGTGCGCCCCGTGAAACTTGCCACAATTTACCGCCGCATTTGGTTCGACGGGTCTAACTGGAGGCTGATAGGATACGCGCACGATTATACGGCATAATAACCCCGAAAGCCATGAAAACAAGAAAAGAGGCCGCCCGTGAATTATGGGCAATATATTGCGCCTACGAGGTGCGCCCCGTGAAACTTGCCACAATTTACCGCCGCATTTGGTTCGACGGGTCTAACTGGAGGCTGATAGGATACGCGCACGATTATACGGCATAATAACCCCGAAAGCCATGAAAACAAGAAAAGAGGCCGCCCGTGAATTATGGGCAATATATTGCGCCTACGAGGTGCGCCCCGTGAAACTTGCCACAATTTACCGCCGCATTTGGTTCGACGGGTCTAACTGGAGGCTGATAGGATACGCGCACGATTATACGGCATAATAACCCCGGAAATAATGAATCAGAATTATAAACTTACATTGTATGCCGTTCAGGTATACGGCGTGCGGCTCTCATAGGGAAAGGGCAAAAAATGGTAACCTTTATGACGAATTTAATTGCTACTATATCAGTGAGAAGAGGCGCGCCGCTCGATAGATTGGGCATTATTCATACTTAATATAATATACTCGAACCATGAAAAGCACTAACAATACCATAAAGGCCGCCGCGCTGGTGGTGCTCACTGCTTTTGCCTGCTGGCTTCTGTTCCGCTTTACGTTACGTGTGGAAGCAGTGCACCAAACGAACACGGGCTATATTGTCGAAGTTTCAGCACTCGGCGGGATGGAAATACACGAATGCAGTTTATAAACACAAAAAACCCCGAAAGTCATGACACACGTTAATTTCACTACCTCGGGCGTTGCCCTTACCGACACCCAAGTAGCCCGCATCAGGGAAGAGATCGCAGTACGCCGATGCCTCGGCGTAAGTACGGCCCTCGGGAAGGCGTGATAACCATCCAAATACAGGAACAGGATTTGCGGATATGGATAAAAATCGAGTAAGGCAGCTACTCGCCCTGTGGGCGGTAGTGCTGGCAGGAATGGCCGCCTTTGCGGCGGTCGTCCTCCTGCACCTTCAGAACAACGCATTTTAACACACAGTATACGCCATGAAAAACAACATCGAAAACGGGATTTACCGACAATAGTTTACACTAAAAACCTAATAATATGGCAACGCTTTACAAAGAAGGAGTAGAGGGTAAATACAAATGGCTGACCCCTAAACAAGCCAAAAAATACGGCATTCCGCCGGAATACAAATTGATGGAGGAAACCGTATTGTCACACCTTGCAAAGATATTGCAAAAAACAGGAGCCAAGCCGTCGGCCGTGTATTCGCTTTTCACGGATGAAACAGGATGCAAAAGGATAACGGCCCTTTGTTTTGGCATCAAAGACGGCAAGGATTATATGTTTATATACCCAACCGACGGGGACAACGATAAAATTTCGTTACACAAACCCCTGCGACCTTTCCCCGGATTTAGTTTGATGCCATACGAAGAGAGGGAAAAGATTATGCCGCAGCCTATCACAAAGGATTCAAGCCCCGAAGATTTGGAGCGGTGGAGGGAATACAACCGCATCGAAGAGAGACGGCACGACGCCGAATTTGTCGAATATTTAAAAACCAAAAAACAATGAAATGGGTCGAAGCGGCCAAAGAAGGCCAGGATTATGTACTGAGCGCCGAACTGAAAGAAAAGCGCGACACTATCGAAGCGGAAGCAGCGGAGGTGCTGAAGAAATCGGGCGCCACGCCGTGCACACTCTACGGGATCGCCGACGGATCACCCGTCGTCTCGTCGGTAGAAATAGGGATCAAGGACGGGGAGGACTATATGTTGTTACATCCATGCGCGAGATGGTGGAAGGTAGCGGAATTCAAACTACTGAAGATGCTGCCCGTGTATCCCGAATGCGATGGCTATTCGGACGTCTGCAACGATGAACCCGCATGTATTACCAAGGATTCCACGGCGGAGGACGTGGAAGCCTGGCGGGCGTTCAACCAAAGACGCGCCGAAAGATATGAGCAGGCGCGGCAATTGGCGATAGCCAATTATAGGGTATACAACGAAGCGATGGCCCAAGTGTGCCCCGGGTTTAAGGGATCGGGGCCGGGTTACACGCAGACTTCATCGGTAATTCGTTCCGGCATACATTTCACGGCTCGATATTATAAGCATGAAGGGACTACCTTCTGCATGGAGTTGAAGCACGGGACAAAGGCCACCCCGGACGGGTTCAAACTGATTTCCGCAAACTACTACGGCAAGGAGGGGCACGAACGCCTAAGAAAGGAGATTGACTTCCTCGACGAGATCGACGCGGCGATAGAGGAGGGGGATATGTCGCAAGCGCATCAACTGGTAGGCGACTGGAGGAAGGAACTGGACGACTACCTCGCGTTAAACGAAAAAGAATGCGGTACTCATGATGACGGAGCGGGAGACGAAGCAGCAGTTGCAAAAACGAAGGAATGACGAGTTTGTACAAATACTCAGACGGTATGCCGATCAACACGACAGCGTAATATGCTGGCGAAACATAACTCCCTATTGCATTCGGGTTTACCAGCGCTTAAAATCATGGGGGAGTGTGTGGGAGCCGGGAGAACTGAAACCCAAACGCGCGCTGATCTATTCGGGTGCCCGCCGTCAAATACTGGACTTGTACCCCCTTGGCCTGAAATTCCATGCCCTTCGGTTCAACAGGCGCGGGATAATAAGGGGAAGATGGGAGGATAAAATTAACCAATTGCTAAATATGAGCATACAAGATGATAACACGAACGACCTATAAAACACGACAAGAGTGGTTGCATGCGCGCAACGACACCCCCGTTATCGGAAGTTCCGACGTTGGGACGATTATGGGGCTTAATCCCTATATGACGCCGTACCAGTACTGGCGCGTAAAGAAAATGGAGACCTTGGAGACCGCGGCCGAAGAGGATAACGACAGTATGATCCGCGGGCGCTTCAAGGAGGACGCGATTGCCCGCATGTTCGAGCAGGTGACCGGGGAAAAGATCGTCAAACGATCCGAGCAGATCGAGGTGTACCGCAATGACAAATACCCGCCCTACATGCAGGCAGCGCCCGACAGGGAGGTTTTCGCCGCGGGCAGGAGTACCCGGTATATCCTGGAGTGCAAGGACACGAAAATGCACCTGCCGGAACTGACGCCCGAGACGGTGCCGATGCTGTGGTACACGCAGATCATGTACCAAATGGGGATCATGGAGCGCGATGCGGCGTACATAGCCGCGGAGGAGGGAGGCAAGCGGCTCGTGTATGCGCTATTCGATTTCGACCGATCCAAATTCGCCTATATCGTGGAGTACTGCCTGGATTGGTTCGAAAGGTACATTTTGGGCGACGAAATACCCCCGGTGGAGACAGGCCAGGACGTTATACTGGCATGGCCTGTGTCGGAAGCCGCCCCGCGGGAAGCAGATGCGGAGATACGGGATATTATCGCGTGGGTGCGGGCGCAGCGGTCGAAGGTAGCCGCCATGCAGGCGGAGATCACCAAGGCAGAAGAGCGGGTTAAGGCGTATTTCATGCAGTACGACACCATAACCTACGACGGGCGACCGCTGGCTACATTCAAGACTGTAACAAGCCGCAGGCTGGATTCGAAGGCATTAAAGGCGGACAATCCGGACATATACGCCAAGTATGTAAAGGAGAGTACGACGCGGCAATTATTATTCAAATAACATGAAGACGAAGCGAGAAATAACAGCACGGGAATACGAGGAGGTAGCAAGCCGCCTCACGGACGCCATCAACGGGAATACATACTTCTCCGACAGCATCTCGGGCGAAGGCTGGCGTTTCACCCCCTCCGTTATGGTGTATTGGCACACCGATACACTGGGATCGGGAGAAAAGGAAACGCGGATGGAAAAACTGGTGTGGATATGGTGGGAGTTCCACACGTTCGACGCGGAGGGTGACGAGGTACTAAACGATTTCAAAACATCAACCTTAGAGCTTTTTTTAGGAATATGACAACCATAACAGACAAGAACGAACGCGCAATGCGCGAGGGGATGGTAGCCAAGACCGCCACCCCGAATTTGCAGGAGATGATCGCCCTGCTGGAGGACAAAAAAGGGGAGGTGCAGGCGCGCCTGCATGCGGTGCTCGGCGACAGGGCTCCGATATTCACGCAGGCCGTACGCAACCTGCTGGTGGCTCCCGAGAACAAAATGCTGCGGGAGTGCACGCCCAAATCCATCATGCGCTCGTGCATGGCCTGTGCAACAACGGGGCTTTCCCTCGATCCGGCATTCGGGCAGGCCGCCATCGTCCCCTTCACTGAGACTACGTACAAGAACGGGCAGCAGGTAGTCACCAAGAAGGCGGTGTTCATGCCGATGAAAAACGGGCTGGTGCAACTTGCCAACAATACCGGGATGATCCAGCGGTTGATGGCCGCTCCGGTGTATGAGGGGGACATAAAGTATCACGACCCTTTTACGGGCGATATGGAGTATAACCAGGAGCCGCACGAACGCACAAAACTGCTCGGATATGTAGCCTATCTTCGCTACATAAACGGCGGCGATCACTACCTGTACATGACGGTCGAAGAGCTGGAGGAGCACGGCAAGAAGTACAGCAAAAGCTACTACAACAAAAATGGTTTGTGGCAGAAAAACAAGCCTGCCATGTATGAAAAGACGGTCATCAAACGCATCTTGATGAAATGGGGTAGCATGGATGTAATGGCCAACTCGAAGCTTATCACAGCGCTAAAATACGACATGGCAACCCCCTCCTCGATGGATATGTCGCAGGCGACCCCCGAGTATGTCGACGGAGTGGACGACAATATTGCGGCCGTCGAAGAGCAGGAGGCCGTGGATGTGACTGACGAACCCGAAAAATAACAGAAAAAGATGAAGCCGAAGCAGAAAGAGACAGTAGTTACAATAGCCGAATACGCCCGCAGGTGCGGAATCACCTATCGGGGTGTGCAGATGCGCATTGCCAGCGGGCGAGTGAAAACAGTGAAATTCGGGGGCGTGGACTTCATAGATACGACAGTCTATCCTCCTATGCCCCGGCAAGACGTAAAAACTCATGAACGATGATATGAACACGGCGATGGAATGGTTCGTTGGCCTTGTCCTGTTCCCGCTACTGATGTTGTCGAACTTTATAGGATATGCGCTCGGCCTGCCTCCGCAGGCCGGGGGCGAATCCGAGGCTAAGGATTCGGATCCGACAGAAGCGGAAGCGCCGGAAATAAACGAGGAATTGCAGGCGGACGCAATACGAGCTCTCAACACTTTGGGCTTCCCCAAAGAAAGGGCAAAACAGGCCGTTTTAGAGGCTTTGAATGCCGATCCGGATGCAACCCTCGAAGAGATTGTAAAATGCGCCCTAAGGCGCCAAAAATAGGCAACATGAATGAATGCATATTTCATACGATTCCCGGAGTACAGGGGGGGGGTGAAGTTTAAGCCCATCGACGAGTTCCCGGGATATTGGATCGGAGAGGACGGAACGGTGGTGTCTACGCGGCGCGGAGACCCCCATGTGTTGAAGGTGGATTACAATGCCGACGGGTACGTAAGGGTGCGGTTATTCAACCGTTTAGGGAGGTACAACTACTTTGTTCACCGCCTTGTAGCTGAGGCTTTTATCCCAAAAAGGGAGGGGGACAAAATCGTGGATCACCTTGATACGAACGTCGAGAACAACAATGCCTCGAATCTGAGGTGGTGCCGGGACATGAAGGAGAACATGGCCAACCCGCTGAGTGTAGCCAAAAGACAGCGGGCGGCGGCAAACAGATGCAGCCGCGCAGCGAAGAGGAAAGCATACATGGAGGAGATCATGAGGCAGGCAATGACGGACACTCCGTCCTGATTTTTTTTGGAGAATGGAAAAGTTTGTTTATATTTGCGGTGTGAATGCTCGGGCAGGGGCAAAATGCGACTTACCGCTTTAGTAGATACCGGGCTGCCCCCCGGTATCGAACGAGCGGTTTTTTTTTATCCCCTTTTAATAATGAAGCTAAAGGACATACAAAACGGATGGATGAAAATACCAACCAAATGGTACCGAGAAACAAGCATTAAGGCTTGCCGGGAACACGCTATGCTTCAGTGGCTGGTTATGAACGCGAACATCACGGAATCGGAGTGGAACGGAATCACGATTAAACGCGGGCAAGTAGTAACAAGTCTATCTAAGTTGAGCGAAGGGGTGCAACAAAGTACTCAACAAACACGCGACACACTTAACAACATAGTCAGCAACAAAGAAGTAACAAAGATAGCAACAAAGACGTACACCATAATAACTATCTGTAACTTTGATGATTACGTCGGTTTAAATTTTTACGATAACAAAGAGGAGAACAAAGAAGCAACACAGTCAGCAACACAGTCAGCAACAAAGAAGCAACACAGTCAGCAACAACAGATAAGAGATATTGTAGAGAATAAAGACATAGAGATTACTTCTCGTACTGACGTACTCGAAGAAGCAGAGATAGTAACAGAGAGTATTAATAATCCTGGTAGAGACTATAAGCGCGCACGCGCGAGAAAAAAGCCAGAAACCCCGAATGAGGTTACATGGCGCGACAGCTTCGACGTATACCTGCAAGATTGCCGGGATGCATGGAAGCGATGGACGAACGACAGGGATTGGATGGACGAGCGAAAGCGTTTCAACCCGGGCGTCGACATTAGACTGACACTCGAAAAGGCCTGCAAGGAGTTTTGGGCCACGGAGGCCGGATGGCTGCACAAGAAAAAAGGCCGAAGCAAGACGATAGACTGGAAACGTATTTTCGAATTCGCAATATCACAAAAACAGAATAGGGTTTATGAAACAAAAGCAGGAAATAATCGCGGCACCGGAGGCCTTACCGACGAAGAACGCGCCATGTTCGAACGCATCGCATTCGGCACTACTCTATCCGGGAGAGGGGATGAGGACATGTAGGGCCATGTCCACGCCGATCAAATGCGCTCAGTCGGGAATGGAATCCTTGTCGGGGCTTCGGCGGATTCACGGAGACAAGCTCGTTATATCCTGCATGGCGCTATGGATCGACGACCTGCAATCGTTTCTCAACATATCCGCCAAGATGAGCAGGTTTCAAATCATCGAGACGTGTTCCATGATCCTGGAGGATTTCTACGCGCTAAACCTGGCAGACGTACGACTTGTGATGACGCGGGCCAAAAAAGGACAATACGGCGCATTATACGGGCGTCTCGACGGGCAGATAGTCTACCAGTGGTTCGCGGAATACTTCGACGAGCGGTGCGCAGAATGCGGCCGGACAGCAGACGCCGAGGCAAAGGTGAGGGATTCCCAGCTCGCGGCTATGTCGCCGGAGCAAAAAAAGAAGATTCTGGAATTATGGAGCAAACAAAAAAAATCACAAAAATGAAACAGGAGACAAAAGCAACCATCGCCTATTTGGCAGCAATCATTTTCGTTATCATCTGCATCGCATTGATGGCTGTGACCCCCGCGTATGGCCAAAATCAAACGGTGATAAAGGATTCCAAGGGGGAAGTGGTATACGTCAAAATCAAGACGGCCAGCGGGTACATTGTCAAGGACAAAAACGGCGTTCTGCTTTACACCGTGGTAGAGAACGACACGGAAAAGAGAGTTTACGACGCCTCCGGACGTCTAATTTCGGTAGAGAAAAAAGCGAAAAATTAACCTTTAACGAACGATAAAATGAAAGTCATAGTCACCTTTTCGGGTGGGAAAGACAGCTGCATGAGTTATTACGGATTATGCGAATGACCATGACGCACGCTTCACTTTTTTCGGGCATCGGCGGTTTCGACCTTGCGGCAGAGTGGGCCGGTTGGACAAACTCTTTCAACTGCGAAATCGATCCTTTCTGCCGCCGGATTTTAAAATATCATTTCCCTAATGCAGAACAGTATGCAGACATACGCACGACAGACTTTACTATTTGGCGAGGACGAATTGACGTCCTTACAGGCGGTTTCCCCTGCCAGCCGTTCTCGCTCGCAGGCAAGCGCAAAGGCACGGAGGACGAGCGTTACCTGTGGCCGGAAATGTTGCGGGTTATTCGGACTGTTCGACCTCGATGGGTCGTGGGCGAGAATGTTTTCGGAATTGTTAATTGGTCGGAAGGAATGGTCTTCGACGAGGTGTGCTCTGACTTGGAGGCGGCAGGATATGCGGTTCAACCGTACATTATACCGGCTTGCGGTGTCGGTGCTCCCCACCGAAGGGACAGATGCTGGTTTGTTGCCTACTGTGCAGACGCAGGGTTTGAAGCAATGCGTGAAAGGACGGACTGTGCCGATGCCGACAGGGTTGTTACCGACTCCTACGGTAAACGACGCAACGAACAGCTCGCTGCCGGAGTCGCAAGCGAGACGGAAAAGCGGGCTTGTCAAAGAGATCGTAAAACTTTCGCACGAACAACGTTTGAATCGTTCCCGTCTCAATCCCCTTTATGTTGCCGAGATGATGTCTTTCCCGATGGACTGGACGGTATTACCTTTCCTCGCTGGGTGCGGGAATCGATTAAAGCCTACGGAAACGCCATAGTTCCGCAGGTAGCATTACAGATTTTTGAAACGATAAATGAATACGAGAACCATGCGAAAAAGTATTGAATTAAAAAACTATAGAAGATGAAAGACCAAGTAACGAGCATCGAGCAGTCGAAGCGGCTGATCGATCTGGGAGTGCCCGCGGAGAAGGCGAGCATGGCATGGATTGCAACAGGGAGAAGTACCTACAATCTCAAGATATGGAAAACTGATGCTGAAACAAAAGCTATTCTACATCAAAAGTTTCCCGATGGATATATCCCCGCCTTTACTGTCGCCGACCAGCTGGGAAAGGTGCTTCCGAATGTGATTCAGGACGCCCACAACACTTACGAACTGACACTGAAAGCAGTGGTTGGCGGTGGATGGAGATTCTGTTACACCCCCGTACTTACCCCATTAGAAGCCGATAATATTGGGGATGAAATGGGCGATAACCTGATAGAACTTCTGTGCAACCGTATTGAGTGGATAGTGTCTAACGGCTATGAATTGAACCTGTGATGAAACTACCTATCGAAGTTCACAACAAGTTGATCCCGTTCAAGGGGTTTAACTGGGTAACATGGCTTTTGTGGTCTTTTACCCGGAAGCCGATGGCGTGGAGCATGGACGAGACTACGCGCCGCCATGAAGGAATCCACTGCGCCCAGCAGATCGAACTGGCCGTGCTGTCCGCGGCAATCCTCCTGCCCGTCGCCATCAGCTACTCGTTCGCGTGGTGGGGCTGGGTGCTTACGGTGGTCGGCATTCTCTTCGCCGGATGGATTTGCTACGGCATTTCGTGGCTGATCGAAGTGATTATCCCGCCTTATCCGGGCGCGTACTACTACACCTGCTTCGAGACCGAGGCGTACAACCATGAGGATGATCCGGACTACTTGAAGCGGCGCATACCGTTCTGGGGCTGGATTTCCTGCATCCCGAATCGAAAAGTTAAACACAAAAGATAACTAACCATGAAAACACTTTATCTCTGGGTTTCAGACAAAGGCTGGACACCCTTTCAGTACAATGAACTTTCTGAATTATCCTCCGTATTTGAGGCGCGCAATATCAAACTGGGCGACGGGTGCGAACTGGGCAAGGCTATAGTCCCGAGCAGATGGAGGAATGCAAAGGGTATATAGACCTGATCGCTGCAATGCACAAGACGAGAAAGAAAAAATGAAAACAGGAATTGAGATGATCGCAGAAAGGGAAAGCAAGATATTCACGGCAAATGGAATGTCACGCGAGGAACTGAGACTGAATTACAATGCGGCCTGCAACGCCTATCTGGCTGCTTTTTGCGAGAAGCACGGCTACGATTATGAGCCGGATGCGTGGGTAGGCGACGACCCCGGAGGAATTGCAGAGGTCGGCGATCTATTCGTGAGCATGGCCGATATGCTGACGGACATCGACCGAGACGCTCCGAAGGAGGAATACATCAAGTACTACGACTACTGTATGCGTGTCGGAGGGATTTGTGACGGCAAACTGAACACCCCGAATTACGACAGCTGGCTGCGGGGATGCCCGCGGATGGACGAGGAGCAAATAGCTCGGCTGGAGGAATTGCAACGGGATGTGCGTAGTGCAGAGATGAATTTGAAGGTCGAGATCGACAGAATTAACAACCTCAAACAAGAATAGTTATGCGAGAGAGTAAATTCAGAGGCAAGCGTATAGATAACGACAAGTGGGTTTATGGAGACCTGATTCATTGCTACGGCGCAGACGCAGGCCGGATATTTATCAAGACCTTTACAGGATTATATGAAGTTGATCCCACTACCGTCGGCGAGAATATCGAGCTGTTTAAGGCACTGGCGGCGATGAACGACGAGAACGACCGCGAGCAGTGGTTTATCGCGGAGGAAGCGAAGGCATGGGTAAACCAAGGGCTGTATGCACCCATTGGGAGCTTCGAAAAATGCTTGCTGGAGCATCGGGTCGGTATCCCCGCCCGTAAGGCCACGGTTGAGGAGATTATCGAACATTTCAAAAAGAGGGAGAAATGATACGAGCAAGATTCTATATCAAATTCAAAGATTGCGGTAACGATTATCGGCCAGTTAAATGGCCGATCAAGTATCCGTATTGGTGTACGGGCGAAAGCGTCGACGCTTTCGTTATTGTCGCCTATGCCGAAAATGTCGAGCAAATAAAGGGGCTATGGCCGGAGGCTTATATGATCGAATGCGAGGAAGTGAATGAAATAACCTTCACTACAAGATTCCCAAAACCGAAGTGGTACAATTCGAGTTCGAATTGTTGAAATATCGAGATTCTCGCAAAATCAAGATAAAATGCAGAAAAATGAGAACCTTACAGTATTCGAAGCTGTAGCAGCCGATGCCGTATCATACGCTGATGCCGTCCTTGAAGAGCTGGACAAGAAAAAATAGAGCGGATCGGGATTGTATGATAAAATAATTTACTATATTTACTGCATGGAAATTATTTTGTCGAAAATAGGGATGCTGCTCGAACGCCACTTTGGCGTATCGCTGGAGGAGATACAGGCACCCTGTCGGCGCCAAAGGGTTACGGACGCCCGAACGGTATTCATCCATATCATGTACTCCCACAAGCTCATGAACGGGGTGAAGCTGTCCAACTACCTGAACTGCACGAGCCGGAATTCATACTACCATATCCGCAAGTTTGAGGATATGAAGGAGATAAAGGCGTACAGCAAAATAATATCGAAGTTTGAACACGAGGCGAAATTGGAGATTGAATCATGGCGGGAATCTTATATGCCGAAATAGACCTGAAAAAGATACCTGTTGACGTGATAGAAGAGTTTGTTCGCAATAACGGAGAGTTGGGAGCCAAGGTTAAACTTTGCATCGCGCCGCTCAAAAAAATAGACAAATTCGGGCACACGCATACCGTATATCTTTACCAGCCCAAACCGGAAGTAGGGGAGCGAGGCAAACCTACCTTTATAGGAAATGGGAGAATGCTGCGACCGTCGTACAGATGGCAGGATGATGCCAAGCAAAACCCCGAACCCGATAATGAACCATAAAGCCATGAAACACTTGGTGTATCTGCGTTCCGGCAAAGTGGCCGAGGTCGACGCCCTCCGTTTCCAGTGTGTTGACCATAAGAACCAAATATACAAATTTTACGACAAGGTGGATGAGTATGCGCTAAACGAACAGGTCGTTTTCATCGCAAACAATCCGGACGCCATAAAACCCATAATACACAAACAGAAAGATGAAAAATCAGACTTCTATTCTGAATGAGCTGTTGGCCACCCTCGAAGTAGCCTACTCGAACGCCAAAGGGCGTCATTGGATGGTATACGGCACGCCCTTCCGATCCCTGCACCTGCTGCTGGACGATACTGCGGCCACGCTCCGGAAAGGCGCCGACAAGATGGCCGAGACCATCCGCGTGCTGGATGGCATTCCGCTGCATACGATGACGCAGTTCGTGGATTCGTCTCAGATCGAGGAGGCGCTTACGATCCCCGATGCTCTGACCATCGCGCGCGAAATGCGGGACGACCTAAACGAAATCGTCGCAATGGTGCATGGAGGGGTTGATGCAAAAGTGTTCGACCCTACCACCGAGAACGACGTGCTGAATATCACGAGCGAGATTCGGCACTGGATTCTGTTTTTCGACGGAATCATATCCAACTGGACGCCCGCTATACCGAGAATACCTGAATTTTAACTTTATATAAAATGGACAACAAACTGAAAATCGGGTTGATAGCTGCTGCGGCAGCCGTGGTAGCCATCATTGTGTTCAACTTCCTGCCGGGCAGCATTCGAAGCGCCGGAACCATCGGATTCCTCGCGGGGGTAGTATCGGGATGGTTTTTACGCTCGTGGTACGGCACCATCGTCGACAAAGAGATCGACGCATAGGAGATGAACAGGCTAAC